CCACCATCATCTGATCTAATTTGATTTATATCCGCATGAATTCTACCATTATATTCGTGACTTAAAATAGTATCAATAAAGGTTGTACTAATCTTGTTTATTTTTCTAGCTTCTGCTATCATCTTAACAACTGGATTAATATGATCAGTAATAAAATTTTTAGTAAAAGATGGAGATCCTGTTTTAATAGTTTTTTCATATGGTAAATTTAACTTATCAAAAATTTGTGCAATACTTCTTGCAGCCCATATCTGAGGTTCTATTCCTGTTTCTTTTTCTATTGCTTGTAATAAGTTTTTTTCTTTTGTTGCCAATTCTGTTTTTAATAGATTTGCTTTTTCAACATCTACCCGGACGCCTAGGAAACGCATATCGACAAGACAAGGAAATAAATCAGTCTCAAGATTAAATATATCTTGTAAATCTTCTTCAATAATAATTCTTTTTAAATGATGCCAAAGTTCTAAAGTTAATGCTGCATCTTCTTCTGCATATGCACCTACTTCACTTGCAGGCATTTTCCACATATCTGCCTTAGGATCTAGTCCACGTTCTTTAGCTGCTTTAGTTAATAAACTTTCATTCTTACCTTTGTTTAAATATTTCCAAGATAAAGAATTTAATGTAAATGAAAATCTATTTTCATCAATCAATGATGCTGCAACCATGGTATCTATAATTAAACCATTAATTTTAATACCTAAATTACGTATCCAAGACACGTCGTACATTGCATTGTGAAATATTTTTATAGCAGGTGATTCACAAACATCTTTAAACCATCTTAAAACTCTATCTCTGTCCATATTTGGACCTGTACCATGAGCTATTGGAAAATAATTTTTATAACCATCTACAGCGACAGCTATACCTACCACTTCACCATTACCTATTATGGATCCTGAACCCAGAGTCTTTAAATCTGGATCTCTAGTTTCTAAGTCGATTGCTATTTCATCTGCTTTCCTTAAATCAGGAAACTCTGTAGGTGCTACCCACTCTGTAGTTGGCATCAACATTATATCAATCCAAACATAAATATTGTTATAATCAACAAACCAAAAATTTCAGTATATGTATTCATTTTTTCCTCTTCATGTCTTTCATCTTTTTAATTTCTAATTCACAATAATGAATTATTTTTTCTAAGTCTTGTATACCATTTTTATTTTTATAACGGCACACATACTTAATAACATTTCCTTGGAAAAAAGAAAGTTCATTCTTAGAAATAAACTCATAAGGTTGAATGTGAAACGATTTATAATGATCCCCGCCGATCTGTTTATCTTGTGGAAATATATCATCAAACATTTTTTTATTTGTCATAGTGGATAGGTCTTTCTGGTTTTGGTTAGTTTTAATTTATAGAGATTATTTTTTGCACGTGTATAGGCTACGTACCAAACTCTATGTTCTTCGTCAGCTTTGTCTTGGCTTCGGTTCATTGATTTAATGACCTTATCACCCATATCTAAACAAAGAATTACGTTATCTTTCTCACCACCTTTTATAGCGTGTATGGTAGAAAGCCAAATTCTAGCAGGTTCATCTAAATTTTCTTTATTCTCTATAAGACGTAATAAATATTCTTTATCCTCATCATCAGCTAATTTAAATGCTTGAAACCAATTTACTTTTTTATTCCATTCAACTTCTCCAGTATAACTTTTAATATCTTTTACTTCTGCCTCAGATAATTCTTTGCCTTTACACCATTCCGTATAATTATTCATAGCTTTGTACAATGTAACTTTTATACTTTTACCCCTGTTACTTTCAAAATAAAAACCTTTTTCTATTAACATTTCTCCAATTTTTAAAACTTTGGATATAGTTCTAGATAATATTAACCATTTACCTTTAGTTAAATCAACTTCATCTATATTATATATCTCTTCACATTTACCTTTGTAATTTCTAGGATGATATATCTTCTGTTTCCTGATGCCTGTTATATTGTCTATGGCTACCTTAGATTGTTCTTGAACTGCTTTAGATATTCTTTTTGAATAGATTAATGTTTTTTCTTTAGCAGGTTCTTGTATAAATCTTTTAACATCAGCTCCGGCCCAGGCAAAGATTGCTTGATCATCATCTCCTGCTAAATACATATCTTTAGTTTTTGTTTTTAAAACATCATAAAGTTTCCACTGTAATGGTGATAGATCCTGAGCTTCATCAATAAAGATAACATCAAACTCTGGAATCTTTTCTGGTTGATTTGTTAACATTTTAATCATGTCATTAAAATCATGTAGTTTTTTAACATTTTTATAGTTAATTAAATTTTTAGAAATATGATTTAATGTTTTCCAATTCACGTCTTTAGGATCATGTTCTTCTAAATTAAATTCATCTTTTAAATCTAC